TGCTCTTCAGCATACTTTCTTGTATCGCCTGTGCGTTGTCCAGCAGTTAAATTAACGCCATGTTTTTCTTCAAGAACACGAGTTTCAAGAGCAGGCAAGTTGATAGCTTCAATAGGATGTGACTGTATGTGAGCTTGTAATTCAGGTGATGCCTCAGCAAGAGCCGCTTCAATATTACCTTTGAGCAAAACAGGATTAGTTGTTGCCGCCGCTCCACCGCTTTGTAATCCTGCAGGCGCTTTTTCTATTCTGACTTTAGGCACAAGATTACTGAATTGTGCTTGTAATTGTTGTTTAGCTGTTTGAGCACCTTGTGCTAAAGGTTTACTTTCAACAGGCATACCTAAAAATTCAGGCATGAAAGGAGGTATTTTTAAAGGTTCTGCAACGCTACCTATTGCTTCTAGATATTGTTTAGCTTCAGGTGTTACAGGTTGATAAGGAGGATGCTCTCTTACAAACTGTTCTCTTATACGTTCTGCAATAGGTTGAGGAGGAACACCTTTTTGTATTGCTTCAGGAATACTTTGAATAATACCTTTAGCGCCTCCTACAGTTTGCATTAAAGCGTTTGAGCCTAGATTCAAACCTGCTTCGTAAGCGCCTACGCCTTTACCTAAAATATCACGAAACATTTGCTCAAACTGCCCTGGTGTTTCAGTCGTTGTTTGAGGCACATTCCTTACTCTTGCTATTGCAGTAATATCAGGATCATTTTCATAGTCGTGATATTGCAAATCAGGGCGAATTTCACTAACTGGATTTTTACCAGGTATCAATTCAGATGTGACTTTTTTCTTGCGCTTAAAAGCAACAATGTCAGGATCAGTTTCGTAATCGTAATCTGCCATTAGAAATCACCTTTTTCTAAACGCTTGATATTTTTAGATTTTAAAGTCAATCGTTCAATTTCTTTATCAGATGCGTCAGACAATACTTTTTCAATTTCATTTTGTTTAGCTTTATCAGTCAAATTGCTTTGATTGATATTTTGAATCATAAAAATTCTAGGATCGTAATTGTCTTTCCATGCACGTTTGAAGTTTCTGACATTGACACGTCCGTTGTATGTGCCTTTAGACTCAATATATTTATCTAGAGATTTACTGTATTTATCAAAAGCAGTTGTCGTAGCTTCAGCACGATCAACAATAGAACGTAAAGCACCTGATGTAATGTTTTCACTACCATTAGCTTTATCACTTACAGATTGCTCATGTACTGTATCTAGACCCATCAATTTAGCTTGTCTTAACTGATTATCAGCTAAGTTTTTAACTAATTTATCTAGTTCTTCATTGCCAGCAACCCATTGTTTACCATTTCTTAATAGCTTTTCAGGCGCACTTCCTGCAGTAGCTTGAATGTTTTTCTTGATTTGACGAGTTGTTTGCTTAGATTCTTCTGCTGTTTGCGCTAATTCGGTAGCCGCTTTTTGCTCTTTATCACCTTCGTCATATCGTTCTTTTTGCTGTGTGTTGAGTTGCACAATTCCTTGATTAGGAACTTTCATATCTTCTTGTACTAAAGGTTCAAACCTAGGTTTAGGCTTAGACAAATCTTCAGGAAGAATACCTTTAGGTTTCATTGAAGGAGCACCTTGTGGCGTACCTGAAGGAGCACCTGTAGGTAAAGGTGTTGTAGATTCTTGACCTACAGGAATAGGAACACCTTTTTCATTCATTTGATACTTAACGCCATTAAGTTCAAACACAGAGCCAGGATTGTATCCTGACATAGGTGTGATTGTTCCTTGTAAAGGATTGACTTGTCCTACTTGACCTGTAGCAAGTGATGTAGTTGCAGGTGCTTGTTGTGTCAACAATCCTTGTGCGCCTGTACCTATTCTTGTAGCGTTTTGATACAAATTAGGCAATTGATTAGGAGCTGTATCTATTTTTGCTGTGATATGACCAAATGCTTCAAGCGCTTCAGGAACACTTAAACCACTTTTAATAGCAGTTTGAAAGTCTTCAGCATTTAATTGATGCAAGCGTTTTTTAGCTTCACTAGCAGTTTTAGAATCTTGCGACAAAGCTAATTGCGATAAACCTAAAACTTCTCGATCTGATGCTCTAGCTGAACTAATATTCAATACGTTTTGTAATTTCTCGCCTGACAATTTTAACTGGCCGCTTTTAGCTTGCGTTTCTGCTAAAAGAGTTTGAGCTAATTGTTGTTTAATTTTAGGATCAAGCGTTTCTTCAGCTAATTTAGTAGCTACTGCTGATTGTCGCAACAATTGAGGTTTTTGTTGTTCAGCAAATTCAGTTTCAGCTAACTGTTGACGTAAAGCTAAAGGGTTAATTTGTCCTGCTTGCTGATAAGCCTGTGCCCCACGAGCAAGGTTAACCATGTCAGCAAGACTCATCTGAGGAGGAGGCTGAACTTTAGATGCTACATCTGAAAAATTAAAATCTGCCATGATTATGCCAATCCTGAGTTACCTAGTGGGACAACATTTCCATAATCTTGAGGAGTAGGTGTTGTAGGCTGTCTATTAGCTAACAATGTAGCTAAATAATTGTTTTGTGCCGCACTTGTTAAGCCACCGCCAATAGCGTTTGCTTGTCCTATAGTACCTGCCGCACTAGCGTTTGCCGCACCTACACCTAATTGCGCTTGATTTGTAGCGTTGCCTGTTGCAAGGTTAGACAAGCCTGTAAGACCTGATTGACCTATGCCTGCAAGACCTACTAAACGATTGTAGATATTGCCTTGCTGAAGTTGATAATTGTTGAAAGCGTTCTGATAAGCGCCTTGAGCTGTGTTTTGCGTATAGTCTTCTAAACCTTTTAACGCATTGCCCCCTATTAAACCTCCTGTTGCATTGTTAGCTAAGTTTGTAGCGTTTTGACCTTGCTGTAATTGAAACTGATAGTTAGGAGCTAAATTCTGTTGCAGTTGCTCAGGGCCAAAAGGTTGTGTCAAACCTCCTATGCTTTGCTGAAGTTGACTCAAACCTATTTGACCTGTTTGCAGGTAAGGATCATAGTTAGGGCTTAACTTTTCAAAGTTCTGTTGAAGTTGAGCTTGACCTGCTCTAGCGGCATCTGCTTGCGTTGATGCGGCTGATTTAGCGGCATTAGCGCCTATTAAAGAACTACCTATAGTTGCGGCGGCAAGATATGCAAAAGGCATGATTAACTCCTACTAATTAAAACTTCATCAACCTTAGAAACATCTGTTTCGTCAGTTGCATGAATACAAAACCATACACAATCTTCTAATGCTTGAATTTCATGTTTGATGTCAGCTTCCATGTCTAAACAATAAGGAGCTTCTACTTCTCGATTATATTCGTCAGTCCTAATTAAGGCACGTCCTTTTGCTAGGATGCTTAAATGACTGTATTTGTGTTTGTGCATCCCTGCAATATATCCTGCAGGAATAACCATTTCTTTAGCGTACAGATTGTCGCTAAAGTGATGTTTTGTTGAAAGGTCAGTATCTAAATGACCTGTTAACTGTTTAAGCGTCATAATAAGGAACTAACTTTTGTTGACCATTAACTGTGACTTGCATGTAACCTGTAGGCGATCCTGTAGGTGTTTTAGTTGATTTACTGAAATTCAGCAAGTTGATGAAAAACTGTTGCCAAACCCTAGAAGGACGATTAGTTTGATCTAAAAACTCGCTTTGAGGATAAGGATTGTTCTGAGGTGAGCCGTAATTAGCCATCAATTCTCCCCTGCAGTTGCTTTTAAGTTGCTAGAAATGATCGTAGCAAAGACAGGATCGCTTACAACTACTTCAAAAACCCTATCCCTAGACCATCCTAGCCTACGCCAGATAGCACGATTTTTGTATTTTCCTTGCTTGCCTATGCTGACCCAATGCTCGTTTGACCATGTTGAGCCACCATCGCTTGACCATCTCAACATTGCTTGAGGATTTACGCCTCCTGTTGTTGAGGTAGAAACGCCTGAAGTGCCTGAAACAGCTATACCTGAAATAGCAATTCCTGCAACAGCAGACGTAGACGAAGTAGAAGTTGTAGGTGTCAGACCAACGCCAGGCTGAAATTGAATCTGCAACTCGTCAAAATATTGTCTTTGCAAGTCAGCAACAAGGTGAGGCGCACGTCTTAAACGCCTGATTTCTTGACCATCGTCTGTGTAATTTGAAGGATCGAGCTTGTAGACTTTGCCGTTCTGATAATCGCCTACGAGCACAAGCCCATTAAACAGAGCATTGCAATTGCCCCTATGCCTATGATAATTGTTAAAGTTGTCAACATAAAGCCATTTGTGCCACATGCTTGAAGCTACATCATATGCCCATGTAATATCGATTGTAGGAAAAGTAATACAATAGACTTCGTGACCTTCGAGCTGATAAGTCCATGAAATAGCATCGCCTACATATTGATTTACAAGCGTATTCTCAACAGCGTGATTAGAAATGCGTGTAGGTTTATAGCCTTGCATCATAACAATTTCTGCTTGACCTCGCTGATTACGAGACAAATACGCAAAAGAATCACCTAATCTACTGACTGAAAACTTAGCAACTATGCCGTGTTGACTGTTTGTGCCAGGGATTCTTTGAAAAGGAAAAGGAAATGAGCCTACATCTACCCATACCTCAGAGCTGACTTCACCTAAAAGATAAACCTCACGATTGTTTACAATAATCGAGATGAGGTTATCAGGTGAGCCGTCTTTGCTAGAAAACTGCAAAGGAGCTGACAAAGGTGACAAAAGATTAGAGCAACCCCATTGCTGAGTGTTAGGTCTGTTATAAACAAACAAATTGTCAGTTATGTCAACAACATCAGCGCCTGTAAAAGCACCATCAGTAGAAGGCAATGTAGCAAAGTTTGTTGCTGTTAAGCTCACAGATGAGCCTATAGGACTGATAACTGCTAATCCTGTTTCACCAGTACCGCCTCCGCCTGTTGCAGTTAAAGGAGGTATTGATGTATAAAACGATCCTGAATTAGTGATTGAGTAATCGTTGTTCAGCGAGAACGTCAATGTCAGCGTACATCCTTTACCTGTACCGCCATTGAAGACCGCAGGACTTGTAGGTGATGCTGTGTAAGTTCCTGCAACAACAATCGATACAGCAGTAATTACGCCTGAACTAACTGTACTTACACGAACTTGACAAGCAGTCGAATAAGTGCCCCCAAAGCCTGTGAGGATGTCTCCTACTGTGTAGCCTGTGCCTCCTGCAGTAACTGTAACAGCGCTGACCCCAATAGAGTTCCATGTCACAGTAGCAGTAGTGCCAAAAGGAGGATTAGCAACAGTAATTGTAGGAGGAGCTGTAAAGCCTGTTCCTGCGTTTGTTATGGTGATGCCTGTGACAGTACCATTGCTAACAGAATTATTGATTTGATACAGACCTAAACCATTAGATGAGCTAGGTACAGATGTAATGATTGTGTTTGCAGGTACGCCTGTGCCTGTGATTGATTGACCTACAGCAAGCGTTCCTGAGCTGATGCCTGTGACATTGATTTGATTGCCTGAGATTGTTCCTGTAAATGAGGAAGTCGCTAAAACAGGCGTTGTGATTTTCCATGAATAACGATTTGTGCCGTCTGCAATCATCACATACAGACCATTGTCGCTTATGCCTACTCTGCCTGTTGTAGTTTGTAAAGTGCCTATCTTTGTTGCGTTGTAGCTTGTGTCAACAACATAAACTGATGAGCCTGAGACAACAACCATGTAGTTGCTTGCTGACAAGGTTCTCATGCCTCGCACTTGAGCAAGCGCATCGAGAGTAAAGACAGTTGTAAGCCCTGGCGTTGGATACAAAGCGACTACGCCTCTTTGCCCTGGCTGTTTCAATGGGTCAATTTCAGGACGATAGTTAATACACTCCTGATCGTCTTGATAGATCGAAGGAGCTGAGTAACTCGGCCCTACAAAACCCATTTCTGCCATTTAAGCACCTACTTTCGCTATCAATTCTTGCACAGCTTGCACTAAATAAGGCATGATAAAACTGTTATCTACAGACTGATAAACAGGTTTGCCATCAGCATCTACAGCATTAGGTTGTCCATGAACTGCGTTTGCTACGACTGCTTGTAGCTCATCAGCAATGAATCCTATGTCTGGCGTTCCTGTTGCGTTCCATGAGAAGGTTCTAGGCAACAAGGCTTTGATTTTCTCGATTCCTGTTCCTGCGGGTAAAGCCGAAATGTTTGACTTGAGCCTACGATCTGAAGATGTGCCGTAAGTAGTTGATGATCCATTAGTAGAAATCGTACCAACTGTTGTAGGTGAAGAGGGTGAACCATATCCGAAGTACGCCAAGTTAGAAGAAGTGCTTGCTACAACTGATGCAAGTGCGTTAGAAGATGTTCCACTTGCATACGCACCTACTGCAACGCCTGAACTACCTATAGTGCCGTAGACGCTGATAGTTTGTGACCATGAGCTAGCAGTACCAAAATAAGCACTACCTGATACAGCTAAACTAGCCCAAGGCAATGAGCTAGTGCCCAAGTTAATAGCGTTTGCGCTAACAGGTACAAAGTTACTACTTTGCAAGATAACCATGTTAGAACCGCTTGAATTAGAGATTCCAATCGTTGATTGTGCTGTGCCGATTCCATAATAGCTAGATAGATAAACGCCTACGTTGACGTTTCCAAAAGTTGAGTTAGAAGTTGTTGAAATACTGCCTGAATAAGAAGCGCCTACAGTACAAACCTGTTGCAAGCTAGGAACGCTAGACAAAGGCGTGTAACCTAGAGCTGTAGTGACATCACTACTAGAAAGAGTTACTGCGCCTGTTCTTGAGTTAAAAGAGCTTACGCCACTTGAGGAGGGTGAAGCCCAAGTTCCGTCATTTCTTAAAAAGGTTGAAGTAGAGCCAGCAGGAGCAGAAATATTGCTAGACCCCCAATAAAAATTACCAGCGACTGCAAGACTACTATATCTGTATGCAGAAGTACCAAGAGCAATGCTATTGTCGCTAGCAGAAACAAAATTAGTGCCATTGAGAACAATCGTATTAGGTGTTCCTGACGCAGTATTTTGCAAACCAATAACTGTGTTGTTAGTTGCAATACCATACCATCCAGTACCGATGTTATAACCTATGCCTACGCTTGCAAATGTTGCATTTAGCGTTGTCGAATTACCTGCATTTGTAACTGTTTGAAGCGTAGCGCTAGAACCTGAGCCGTTAGTAGCTGAGGTGATGCGCCCATAAGCGTCAACTGTAATATTTGCAGAGGTGTAAGAGCCTGCTGTGACTGCTGTCGTTGCAAGTCCTACTGTACCAGAACTTGTGATTGTTCCGCCAGTTAATTGACCTGATGTAAAGGTGATCGAAGTGACAGTACCTATGCCTGATCCGCCTGGTGTTGCCCATGTACCATCGTTTCTCAAGAAAGTAGTAGTCGAGCCTGTAGGCGTAGGAATAGCGTAGCCACCCCATATCAAGCTAGTCGTGGTCAAAGAAGCGTTAGGAAAAACGCCTGTGTAGACAGCAGTATTAACGTCATTAAGCCATGAGGCACGAATGACTGTTGAGCCGTCTGTAAAGGTAGTGCTAGCCATTAAATGAAGCCTCCATGAAGTATCCAACCTGCGTCACGTGTCTTTGTCGATGTGAGCACATTGTCATATCTAGAAAGCTGTACAGGACGCATATTTGTACGCTTGATTGTTGATTTGCCTTGAGCCGCATAGCTCTGAATCATCGCAATTTGTGTAGGTGAAGCCTTGCCAAACATAGGCATGAGACGCTCTGCAAGACACCATCTCAGCGCCATGTTATAGCCTTCAGGCAACGCCATCACATCATACAAAGATGTAAATCGAGTAAATATGTTGTCAGCAAAAATGTGCATCTCACCTTGAGCAGGATTAGGCCACAAATAAATATTGCCTAGCACTTCAGTAGGTTGATAGTAGACAGCTTTAGGCCAGGGGCCATTCAGCGTCTTTAAACCTATCATTTCGTATTCTTCAATATTCAGCACAGAAACAGGATAATCTAAGCCTCCTCCTGTGATAGCTACGCCGTTAGAAGTAGTGTTTACCCTAACAAATGCTGAGTTTAAGGTCAGAGGGCGCTTGTAATAGCCTGTGATCGTAGTCGAGGCAACAGTCTGAGAAATGTTGACTTGATAAGTGCCTGCCTCAAGAACTTGACCTCCTGCGCCTGTGCCAAAACCTACAATCGTAGTGCCTGCAGTAATTCCTGTGCCTGCAAGCGTCATGTTCATGCTGATGCCACCTGAGTTGATCGAGGTAACAGTCAAGATATTGCCTGAAATTGAGCCTACAAAGTTAGCTTGTACTGACCCTGTTGGGCCAATTGTGTAGAGGTATTGACTTTGCGTAATAGGGAAAATGATCTCTGTTTTGTAGAAGACCATCATGCTCTCGTTAGACCATTGATCGAGCATGTCTAGCAAAAGATCAAAAGCGTCTTGCGCTTCTTCAGGTGTAGGAGTTTCGCCAGAGGCAACAGCACCTATGTCCTTGAGTGCTCTTGTAATTATGTCTAAGGGCATCGTCATACTTTATTCCTTAAAAGGGTTAAAAGTCTTGAAAACCCAAGGCAAATCGGTTTTTTCTCTTTGCTCTAGCTGTTTTTCTAGGTTTGATTGTATTAGATTTACGTTATTTTCGCTATTTTCTTCTATTATCCAATCAATGATATTTTGCTCTTTTACCTCTGAAAAAGGCGTTTTTAGCTCTTTACCTTTAAAAACATGAGTTCCTTGAGTGTCTACGCCGTTCAAAAACACATAATAATGAGCTTCTGTGATTAGCCCATCGACTTGCTCTATGCCTGTGATTTTCCAGTTCATATTGTTCTCTCCACATAATCAGGATCGTGTGGCCATGAATTCCATGTTCTAGGGTCTGTCGTAATTGAACTAGGCAAATCCCTTAAAGTCTGCCTGTAAGTTGTCCATTCTGACTTTTTAGCAAAATTAACATCAGGCAATTGAGTCCAATCACAAGCACTTAGCAATCTATCCCTGTTTGCTCTGATTTGACTCAGAGCACTAGCTTTAGCTGATGCAATTTCTTCATCTGTCATTGTTACTACGCTAACCAAATAAACCCAATCTCCATCTATATAAGGCGCACTAGAGATTAGCTTTTGTGTAAGTTGGTCATGGTCTTTATAAAGGTTTACCTTTTTGCATGAATTCTCAACTAACCATGCGTCATCAGGGCCATTAGGATTGAATGATGTATTAGGAAACAACTCCCAATATTTACCTGTTTGTACGACTTCATTGTTTTGGATAAGAGCTATTTTCATGTTTTATCTTCCATAATTAGGTAATGCGGCAGTTGGAGGAGTAAAGTTTGCGGTGTAACGAGCATAGCCTTTTGTAAATCTAAAATCATCAATATATCCACTATAAAAGAATGATGTGACTTGATTTGCACCAATTCTATTAGTAGTAGAAAAATCTAATAAATTTTGAGTTTGACCAGTTTTTGTTTGATCTAAAACACCATTTACAAAAGTATAAGTAGTTGTTCCACTTCTAACAAAAGCAACATGATTCCATGTGTTAATAGACATTGATATTGTTCCTGTTGAACCAGCAAATAAACTATTGTCTACAAGGTAACAATCTAATTTATTAGTATTTTGTCTCAATTCAATAATATTATTTGCACTATGAATTTTAAAAATAGGAGCTTCTGAAGCAGAAACTTGTGTTGGATAAATCCATGCTTCAATAGTAAAACTACCAGTTCCTACAAGCAAATTATAATTATCTGGCAATTGTAAATAATCAGTTGAACCATTAAAACTTAAAGAACCTGTTCCATACTTTTTAACAGAAGTGCTAATCTGCGCTGAACCTATGGTTATTCCATCGCCAATCATGGCATTGTCATAGATACCAGCGTTTTGATATGACAACAATAATTGAGTATTTGTGATTGCAGTTTCTGGAGCAGTAGGCGGTGTAAATGTAGTTGTATAAACGGCAGTACCATTGTTTATACGAACATCTGACATATACCCTTGCACATAGTTGGCAATAGAATAACGACAAGCAATGTATGCCGTAGTTAAAGATGTTGTGTAATTATTGTTGTCTGTACCAGTTGCGGCAGAAACACCATTCACATAAATAGTGCCAGTTGTTCCATTTCTTACATAGGCAATGTGATACCAAGTGTTTGCACTATATGTAGTTGAGTTGCTGATTGTTACGCTTGGGCCACCCCAAACAATTCCACTACCAGAACCAAAATACAAATAAAACCCTGTTGTTTGACTTGAGTTTCTTCCATCTACCATGAACATACCATTTGTATGTGGGCTTAAAGTAGCGTATACCCAGCACTCAACAGTAAAGTTATTAGTGCTAAATACTGTTGTTGAGCCAGGTGCAAAGGTCAAATAATCAGATGTTCCATTGAAATACCCACTACCACCATAAACACTTGTTGAATATGCTTGTGATGATGTAGGTAAGAATGGGTTAAATCGTTGTACTGATGGAGTGCCGTTTATAGTAGGCGAAAAGTTATTTGAACTATTATCTAAAAAACGATTACTTTGACAAACTAATAGTTGAGTATTTGTTATTGCAGTTAATGGTGTTGTAGATGGGGTAAAGTTGGATGTATAAACCGCAGAAGTAACAATCCTAACATTTGAAAGATAACCTTGAGTATAAGAAGGTGAAGATGATCTAGCGCCAACTTGCCAAGTTGTAAGTGTTGTAGAAGTTAAAGCTGAAGTACTTGATTGAATACTTGTGCCATTTATATAAGCAGTATAAGTACTTCCATTTTTAACAACCGCAATATGAAACCATTGATTTAAAGGTTTTACACTATTTACTGAAATAGTGTTTGAAATAGCATCACCAACAACTAAATTTAGTCCAGCAAAAAGAACATACAAACGATCAGAACTTAATCCATTTACAATAACATCATAATTGGTTGATGATGTGAAATAACACCATGCTTCAATAGTCCAACTTCCTGATGTACTAAAACTATTAGCAGAATAAGTTTGATATGAAGATGACCCATCAAAATAATTACTCCACAAACTACCATAAGGACTAAATGAACCTTGCGTAGGTGTTCCATTACGAGTAATTGCAAAACTAGATGTAATTATTGTAGATGAAACAGTTTGTGATGCGCTAACTGTGTATGTTCCTGTACTACCTGTTGTGCCAGTTAATTGAGCAGTAATTGTTGTACCTGCCGTAACACCTGTTCCACTAATTGTGTGCCCAATCAAAATAGTTCCTGATGCAACCGCAGTTACAGTCATTGTTGTTAAAGTTATTGAAGCTGTAAAAGTAGCAATGTTGCTATCAAGAAATGTATTGTTCTGAGCACCATTAGTCCCATCACCATGCAACAGAGCAGTTACATAGTTGAACTGTGGGTCTACTGCGACACCAGCAACTTTACCTGATTTAGATGCGCTAAACATTAGTAGTTCTGCCCAATAGTCGCACCATACCAATTTGTTCCATCGCTAAAGAAGGAATAGATGTCTTGTTTTGATGCAGTTGAAGTAATTGTAGGAGCAGTACCACCGCCCCATACGACAGTTGACCATGTAACAGTTCTTGATCCTGTTGCATCTTGCTTGAGCATAATAACAAATGACTTTCCTGCTCCTACGCTAGGCATTGTGATCGTAGCATTTGCTGTTAAGGTGAGTTGCTGAACAGTACCATTAGTAAGAGCAATAGTAATCGCTGTTGATGTGTTTGCTGTATATAGTGTTTCTGTGTAATTAGTAATCGTAGGATTGACTAATGTAGGCGCACTACTGAGTACAACAGAACCTGTTCCTGTGACTGCTGTCCATGTAGGTGAGGCGCTTGAGCCTCCTGATGTGAGAATTTGACCTGCTGTTCCGTAAGAAGGTGAACCACTTAAATTGAATCCCAAAGCTCCACTATTGTTTAGTGTCATTGTTTGGGTAAAGGTTATAGTACCGCCTGCTGTTCCTGATGGTGCGTTAAACCATTGATGAACGCCACCTGATTGAGCATAATAAGTTGCGTAATCAGTAGTTGAATAAATGTAATTTGCGGCTGAATTTCTATACGCATTAACAAAAATACCAGCTTGATTTGTATCCGACCTAGAATAAAACGAACCAGTTGGCATTTGCAATGCTTTATAACTGCTATTCCAAGCACTAGGAGTAACTCCTAATCCTAAGTTACCAGAATTATCAACAGTTAATTTTGTGCTATAACTGCTTGATGGGGTTTGAATAACAAATGAGCCACTTGTTGAATCATTGCCAATATAAGTGGTTGCACCTGAGTTTGTTAATGCAAGAAAGACATTAGAGCCTGTGCTTGTAAAACTTGCTGGAGTTCCTGCTGAACTTACAACAGTTAATGCTTGACTAGGACTACTTGTACCTATACCTATTTGAGGAACACTTAAAGCTCCTGTTGAAGGGTTATATTGCAACTTAGTCGAGCTAGTGTAAATCGTGCTCAAAGTGCCTGTTGTAGCACTTGTAAAGTTGATATAACGAGTTGAATTAGTCGTTGTATCGTCTGTGATTGTCGTTGCAGAAGTTGTTGCTGACCATGTAGGAACGCCTCCTGAAAGCGTCAAAACATACCCATTTGTGCCTGCAGTCAACTTAGAAAGCGTATTTGTAGCACTTGCGTACAAAATATCGCCTGTTGCGTAGGAGGTTTGACCTGTACCGCCATAAATAGCGCCTACTGCTGTGCCGTTCCATGTTGCGCTAGTGATAGAGCCAGGGTAACTTAGCGTATTTGTTGACCAGCTCACATTTGCAGGCGTTTGATCGTGTTTGTCCCATGATCCTGCAGAAGTTGAGTTGTCTAATAGAACAACAACAGTATAACCTCCTGATTGAATCGTTGCAATCGTTGTAGATGAGGCGTTTTGAACAGTAATTGCGCCTGAAGTCTGATTGTTATTGAAGGTAAACAATGCACCTGCAGGCAATGTAGTCGCATTAGGAAGCCTAATTGT